ATTGTTCCATCCGGCGCCGTTGTTGCTGCTGCCGTTATTGATACGTTCATTTTTAATGACCAAGCCGCATTATCAAACGCTTGGCTATATGTCAGGAGATTTTGTGCTTGCGGAACCAATTGTCGCATTGATCCACCAGAAACGATAGCATTGGTTGTTGGCGTGTATCCAGTCAAACCAGAGGTTTGCGTTATCATCGCGCCGAAGAGATAAGTATCAACCGTTGTTCCTCCGCCGGTAAACGTTACAGATCCGTTTGCAGGAGTCGAAAACAGTAGCGCATTAGCAGACGCCGAGTACGGAACATACGTTATCGAGCAAAGATACCAACCGTTTGATAAAGCTTGAATATGACCAGTTACGCCAGCGGCGGTTCCAACCGCGCCAGATCCGGCAGTTATGTTGAAATAGCAAAAGACACCACCGTCACCTTCCATTAAGAGCCAGTTTTGATTACCTGCCTTTGCATAAACCGAGAATGTATATGTCAATCCGAGCGTATATGTAATTGCTTGGTAAACATAATGCGTTATGCTCACATTCGTTCCGATGAGACCGGAAACATTGACAGCACCATTTCTTGGATTGGCGATCTGATTCGCCGCAACGGAGGCTAAGTTTTTCTGTATCCACGTTCCGGATTGAGTAAAATCCTCGGAATACTTCAAGAGGTTCTGCGTTTGCGGAGCGATGCTTCTTATTGGTCCGTTATTGACGGCGGTTGCGGTTGTTGCAATATATGGTCCAGCCCAATTGGCTTGAACTAATTGACCACCCCAAACATAAACTGTTCCAGCGGCCCCATCACCTTGATTTGCAACACGATTATCTAGACCAAACGAAACACTTGTATCACCTATTTTGGGAGTTATTGAAATGCTGTACCTCTGCCAACCAGAGGTTAAAGCACAAGCTTGCGTTAGTTGTATTGAAAGACTGCTGTTATATATTTTTATACCAATATCAGTTTTATTGATTGAATAAGCATAAATTGAAAATGTATATGTTGCAGATGAACTTGTTGGAATATTAACGGTTTGATAAAAATATGATGTTGCTGCTGTAAATCCGGCAGAGCTTGCGTCTATCGTGCCGTCTGGAGACATAACCTGATTATTCAGAAAGGTCATTCCTGTTGTATTTGCAGCCCAAGCAGCATTGGTAAATTGTTGAGAGTATAAGGCTAAGTTTTGATATTGTCCCATATTATTCAGCCTTCAATATTGCTATATTCTTTTGATAGCGCTTAATTAGTCTCGGAATATAACTCCAATGACAACCAATAATAATGGCAATGTCTTTGTTAAATTTTCCTTCATTTTTCATTTGAAAAACAAGTTTAAGCTGTTCATCGGAGATAACTGATTTATTTTTATTCCATGGCAATTTACCAATCCTTCTTGTATTTCCTGCAAGAGACTCAGATATCTTTTTTTTAGTTTCTTCAGATTGACTTTTACCTAATGTACGTGTATTACCAATAAGTGATTCAGATATTTTTCTTTTAGTTTCCTCGGATGCTTTTCTTTTTTTGGCGGATTCAGACATTTTTTTCTTTTGATTCTTCCGAACATGGAATATTTTTATTCCATGGTAATTTGCCCTTATGAGATTCAGATTGTTTTTTTCTGGTTTCATCAGACACAGTTTTATTATTACCACCAAATTCAATATTGTAGCCGTTCTCATTTATCAAAGATAGGTAATTTCTAATATTCCATATTTCTGATAAATTAGCCTCATCTATAGTCTGACATTCATCTATAATCTCAAATGAGAAGTTATCTATTCCATATTTTCTCATTGCGTTATAAATGGGGAAATTGCCCTGTTTTCTATTTCGGATACCCTCATATTTGTGAGTTTTCCATCTATTTTTTGGATTATTAGTTTGCCCAATATAGCATTTTCCGTTAATTAGATTTGTGATTTTATATATATAGTGCATGTATTTACTTCCAGATATCATATATTTATGGGTTAGTTAATAATAGCTAACCGTAACTGCACAATCTGTGGCCGACGCAGCAGTATATGTATTAACAGTTGTTGATATGCCGAAGCAAATTCCGGTGCTAAACCACTTCCCAGCAGTTGTAAAATAGTCAGTTCCGATCACTATCTGTGTAAAACCTGGCACGAGAAACTGTTCTTGTGGGGCGCCTGAGCTCGTCGTAGTAGAATTATGTAACATCATATAGCGAATTGTAGACGTTGTATTGATGCATGTTAGAGAAACTACAACACCGGCAGTCGCCTTGATATTTAAAGTCACATTTGCCGACAAATTTACAAACGCTGTTGGCGCATAAGTGCTTGCTGCAACGGGCTTATTAATTGTTGCAATCAAATTATTACTCAGATCCTCCCCGGAAATCAAAGTATACATATTTGTTTGGAGATTCCCGAGACTATCCAATTGAAGCGGCTCTATACTGCCTGATGATGGAGTTGGCGCGGTACCCGAATAGACTGCACCGACCTGAACTGGCGATCCAAGCGGAGCGGATCCTGCCGGAGCAAGAACCGGACCAACGCAAACAACCTCGCCGAGAATATCATTATATCCGTCATTCGTTATTGTAACAGGAATAGCGTTTTGATTACTTGCCATTACAACAGGCAAAGATGCAGACATTGTAGTCTGTCCAAGCGATAAAGGCGAACCAGCAACTTGTGTTATATTTCCAGGAATAGCGGTTTGATTTGATGCTATTGTTACCGGAAGAGATGCAGACATTGTAGTCTGTCCAACGGCGATGGTTGCTCCGTTTGTATCTTCAATTTGGACTTTACCGACAGTAAATGATCCCGCTTCCATAGTAACAGGAAGAGGATTAGCTGCGGTTGCTGAAACCGATCCTATTCCAATCGTACCATCAGCAGTTGCTTCAATACGAACGTTTGACGCGGCGCCAGATGATAATTGGAACCAGATTTTGCTATATCCACGGTTATTAAAAACCATTTGAGCAGAAGGGGTACCCGGGACCATATCGCCAAAAATATTGGTTCCATCAAAACTATATGTTATCGTTCCCGTTCCTTCGTTAATCATTGAGAATGAAGGATTTCCCTTTATTCCAAATTGAACGTCAGGAGTAGTGTTAAATGTTGGAGAAGATACGGTTATACGATTAAAATAATCGTGTGTTAAGTTTACTATCAATGGTAGAGCCATATTTATTCCTTATAATGTTGCAACTAAATATCATAATATTCAGAGATTTATTAAACATTTATATTTAATATGAACTCCATATCAAACTCTTTCAGCATTGATGATATACTTGCCGTCATCTGTCTTTTTTGCATATCATTTTCATATTTTGCCGCGCGAATGAAACTGTCAGGAACATATCCTTTTGCTTTTTTGCCGGCCGTCGATGATGTAATTGTTATATTATATGACAAATCGTCATTTGATTCAATTGCCAATTTGTAATCCGGTGTTGCCGCCGGCGTCATACCGTAATATTTTCCGCCATTTAATTGATACATAGCAAGCATATATTCTTGAATTGCTTTGTCAATAGATTCAACGCTTGCTTTCTTTTTACATTTTTTCTTATCCCGCTCGGCAACGCGAGATTTAATAGCCTCTTCGTATAGCCCGGCAAGTTTCATTGACACCTTATGGATTTCCAGGATGAAGGCACATTATGTGGACAGGTGCCAAAATTGTTATTACCTCAGAAGTGCCAACCGTCCAATCACAATGCATAAACGCCGGACCAGAGTTAGGAAGCGTACTATTAAACCCTGCCATTGTAGCTGTAATAGCAGATGCGCCCCAACCAACAGCCGTCGCTGATGTATGGTGAATATCCATCTGGCAAAGAGCTGTTGCAGACGTGCCTGATCCTAATGCGGTAATAACCATTTCAATATAAACAACACCTTGGTCAATAACCGCTGTCGGTGTAAAGTTAGCTGTGGCTATTGTTGTTGCATCAGATGTAGAACCAGCAGCACCATATTTAATAGCCAACGTTCTTGTTGCAACGCCTGCACCAGTTTTGCTCCAAGGAATTGTCCACTTAAATACAGTTCCAACTTGAAATCCTTGCGTCGGAATCGAAACCAAAGTTCCAAGAACCAATGCGGTGGTTGCGCCGGTAATTGTTTGCGTGGCTATGCTGACCGGACCGACAATACCTGTTCTAAATCCTCCATTAGGCGTCCAATCGAAAAATCCACGTGCTGGACCCTGCGTCGCAGATGTTGCCACAAATTCACATGTAGGAATTGGCTCGGCATTACCAAATTGTTGCAAATCCCAATAATTTGGTCCGGCAGGAAATGCCAATATAGCCCCGGATGAATTAAGTGACATCGTAGAACAGCCGCCTGCGCCAGGGGAACCGCCATCAAATTGATTATTGCGTGCGTGAAACGAAGTTGATGTGTGCCCGTTTAGACGAACACCAGGTTTTGTAATTCTATTTATTAAAGGATTGGTCGCAAAAACTGTATTATTGCCGCCGTTGATAACAAGATTTTGGAATAAATGAGAATCGGAATTGGAAAACTCTACAGCCGCCGGACCCCACAGCGTAGAACTGTGAGAAATAACAACCGTATCCCAATGAGATAAATTGGAATTGGCCGTGGCGTCGCCGTCCAAATGAATAGCGCAACCGTTGGAAACGGCAGCTTGAACAATATTAGCTCCAGATACTGTTATATATGAGTATTGAGCGTCAGTTGCTGATACTGTTACGCCGGTCAATGTTGTTGTTCCACCGCCGCCGGTCCAGTTGATAAGAACAAGCGCTCCGCCGGAGCTAATTGTCCATCCATATCCTGCTGTTGGTAAAGTATTTGCGGCAACGGTTAAAGATTGCGTTGATGTAGATAAGGTAATAGCAGAACCAACAGCAACCGGAGTTGTCATAGCTGTTGCTTGCGGCCCGTCCAATAGTCTAAAACGAATATTTCTACGAACGCCTCTTGATGTATCTTTGGCCTCTCCGAGAGCGCCGGCTGTACCTGGAACTATAACAACTTCTTCCATTCCAACAGCCAAAGGATCCATTACGAAAAAATCCTCTATTGTCATTCCAAAACAGCTTTGAACAGATAACCCTTTTAATGCCTCATTTTGATCACCATTACGGCAATCAATCCACATATGCGAAATAGAACACTGCTTAATGCTTTGATTAGTTGCTCCGCTTACAGGAGCAATTGTCATAACAGCACCAAAAGCCGTTGGTGCCGATGATGATCCAACATAAGCAATACAAGTTCCGCCAGTTTTTGTATAATCACCAGAATCAGCATTACCAGAACCGGCAATGCCAAAAAATTGAATCTGTTTATTTATTGTCGGAAGAAAAGATGATATACCTGAACGATTTGTAAACCCTGTTGCTGTCCAAGCTTCTCTCATTTGAATAATTGCGCCAGGATAAACAGAATTATTTAAGTCTGTAATAAGATTTGTCCAAGATGTTAAATCATCAGTATGAAGCTGCAAACCTTTTGTTGTAACAGTTGTTGTTAAAGCTGGAGTAACAGTTACAGCGGTGGCAGATTGTATTGCAGTTATTGACCCAATATACATTGCGCCAGAAGCGCCAGCGCCAGCTAATGTAATTCTCTTATTAAGATCTTGATTAGTAAAAGCAGCCGTTGCACTATTGATCGTAGTTGTAGACGTGCTAACGTTACAAGCTCCGTCAAATGTAGCTCTATGATCAAACGCGCAACCATATTGTGCTATAGGATCTATAAAAAGCTGTTGTGGTATAACTGATGAATAAACTGGCATTATTTTCTCTTTTTTAGACGGTCATTTCGCATACATACCAAGATCCGTTTGCGGAAGCAGAGATTCCCGTAATAATCCCTGTATAACCAAATGGAACTTCTAATAAACCGTTGGTAATAGGTACGGCTATATTGTAACTATTCAAAGCGGCACCGGATCCGAATTTAACATAAAGTATTTGTGTAGAGCTGTTGCTGATGGTAGCGCCCAATCTATTAGCATTTGCTGCTAATACTGTAACAACTGTAGCAGAAGATGCTACAACAGTTGTAGTTCCTGTAGAGGCTTTTGGTGCAGCAGATGCTGGACTTAAAGCTACGACCAGAGCAATATCAGCAGCCGCAGCTATTGTGTTTGTAGGTTTAACGCTAGCAGGTCCATTTGTACCGTCTGTTAAGCGCGCATACCATCCATTTGCGGCAGTATTAGATGTACCTTGAGCGACTGTAGCGTTAAGATTTGCAGCTGTCGCTTGGGTGACGGTGAAATTACCTGTGCCGGCATTAGCTGTTACTGTTCCAGAAACGGTAAACGTTCCTGTTCCAGCGTTAGCTGTTACAGTTCCTGATACCGGCTGTGTAACGTTAGAGCCATCAACTCTAAGTAAAGCGCCTGTTGTTAAAGATAGCGGATATAAATCTCCAGATGTTAATCCGGATTGTAAAGATTGAACTTCGCCGCCAACAAATGTAGCTGACGCTGGAACAGCAGTCGCTGTTGTAGATACGGAAGGATTTGTTGCAGAAATAGTTCCTGTAATAGGCACAGGAGTTCCGCCGGCATTACCTTGAATAGTAACAAGTCCTGACGATGCACCAGAACCAGCAGCAGTATTTCCAACTATCGTAGCGTTAAGATTTGCTGCGGTTGCTTGCGCAACGGTAAAATTACCAGTACCAGCGTTTGCAGTAACGGTGCCGCTAACAGGCTGCGTTGTTGTTCCTGTCGGATCTGTGCGAACAGGATGAGAAGACGTTCCAAGAATATTTGTACCATCTGTAATTTCTACTGGCCATGCCGCTGCAAGCGCAGCAGCCGTACCTTGTGTTGCCGTTACAGTCCCAGAAACATTTGCATTAAGATTGGAAGCCGTAGCTTGAACAACTGTAAAATTGCCCGTTCCTGCATTTGCTGTAACCGTACCGGAAACTGGCTGTGTTGTTGCAGAAGCATCAGTTCTAACGGCTCCTGCTGTTGTCAGGCTGATTGGAGATGTTTGCGCCGTTGTATACGAAGGAGAACCTGTCGTAACAGCTCCTTGAATAAGAGGTCCTTTTTCTCCTGACGTCGTGCTTCCTTGTGAAACAAGAATACCGTTAACAGATGTATCAAGAGCAAGACCGTTAGTTGTTCCTATATTAGAAGTTACTGTTCCAATAACCGTAGCATTAAGATTTGCAGCTGTTGCCTGCGCTACGGTAAATGAGCCAGTTCCAGCATTTGCAGTAACTGTACCGCTAACAGGCTGCGTTGTTGCCCCTGTAGGGTCAACTCGTACAGGATGAGCAGATGTTCCTATAACGTTTGTTCCGTCATACATCTCAAACTTAGCTGTTCCTCCGGTCAAAGTCGCATCTAATGCTAATCCGTTTGTTGTACCAATATTAGCCGTTACAGTTCCAGATACAGGTTGCGTTGCATTTGAGCCATCAACGCGAAGAAGACCTGTCGTGCTCATATTGAGCGGATACATATCTCCGTTTGTCAATCCAGATTCCGCCAAGGTTGTAACTAAAGCTCCGACATATGTAGCATCTGCTGGTGGTGCTGATGCGGTTACTCCAACTGAAGCGTTATTAAAACTACCAGTACCAGCATTAGCAGTTACAGTACCTGAAACGGTAAATGTTCCAGTCCCAGCATTAGCAGTTATAGTCCCTGATACTGGCTGTGTCGTAATTCCTGTCGGATCTGTTCTAACAGGATGAGAGCTTGTTCCTATAACGTTTGATCCGTCATACATCTCAAACTTGGCAGTTCCTCCTGTCAAAGTCGCATCTAATGCTAATCCGTTAGTTGTGCCTATATTTGATGTAACAGTACCAGTAACTGTTGCATTTAAGTTTGCAGCCGTTGCCTGAGCAACGGTAAAACTGCCAGTTCCGGCATTTGCAGTAACTGTTCCAGAGACAGGCTGTGTAACGTTAGATCCATCAGTTCTAAGTAGTCCTGCTGTTGTCATAGACAACGGATACATATCGCCTGTGGTTAGACCAGATTCAACAGCCGTTGTCACAAGACCACCGACATATGTAGCATCTGCTGGTGGTGCTGATGCGGTTACTCCAACTGAAGCGTTATTAAAACTACCAGTACCAGCATTAGCAGTTACAGTACCTGAAACGGTAAATGTTCCAGTCCCAGCATTAGCCGTAACTGTTCCTGATACCGGTTGTGTAACATTAGATCCGTCAACTCGAAGCAAAGCTCCTGTAGTTAAAGATAGCGGATATAAATCACCAGAAGTTAAGCCAGATTGTAAAGATTGAACTTCGCCACCAACAAATGTGGCCGAACCAGGAACAGCAGCAGCAGTTACTGATATGGAAGGATTTGTTGCAGAAATAGAGCCTGTAATTGGAATTGGCGTACCACTAGCATTTCCTTGAATTGTTACAAGTCCAGTTGAAGCGCCAGAGCCAGCCGCAGTTGTTCCAATAATTGTAGCATTTAAGCTAGAAGCTGTTGCTTGAGCGACTGTAAAACTACCAGTACCAGCGTTTGCAGTAACTGTTCCAGAGACAGGCTGTGTTGTCGCAGAACTATCTGTTCTAACGGCACCGGCTGTTGTAAGGCTTAATGGTGATGTTTGAGCATTGACATAAGATGGCGAAGAAGTTGTAACAGCACCTTGGATTAACGGCCCTTTTTCACCTGATGTAGAGCTGCCCTGAGAAACAAGAATACCATTTACAGATGTGTCTAGCGCTAAACCATTTGTTGTACCTATATTTGACGTTACAGTACCAGTAACTGTTGCATTTAAGTTAGCAGCGGTCGCTTGTGCAACTGTAAAGCTGCCAGTTCCGGCATTAGCTGTTACAGTTCCTGATACTGGTTGAGTTACAGCACTACCATCAATTTTAAGTGCATTGCTAGCAGTTACTGTTGCAGCATTTCCGCCTTGATCTATTGTAACCAACCAAGGAGAAGTATTTGGAGTATTTCCTGGCTGTACAGTCCAAGTTCCTCCTTGATTTGCCGTTACTGTACCAGATACAGGTTGCGTCGCATTAGAGCCGTCAACTCTTAAAAGACCTGTTGTGCTCATATTGAGCGGATACATATCTCCAGTTGTTAAACCGGACTCTGGAGATGTTGTAACTAAAGCTCCGGCATATGTAGCATCAGCAGGTGGAGCTGATGCTGTAGCTCCAATAGAAGCATTAGTAAAATTACCTGTGCCAGCATTAGCCGTTACAGTGCCTGAAACGGTAAACGTTCCTGTTCCAGCGTTAGCTGTTACAGTTCCTGATATAGGCTGCGTTGTTGCCCCTGTAGGGTCAACTCGTACAGGATGAGCAGATGTTCCTATAATGTTTGTTCCGTCATACATCTCAAACTTAGCTGTTCCTCCTGTCAAAGTCGCATCTAATGCTAATCCATTCGTTGTACCAATATTAGATGTAACGGTGCCCGTAACAGTTGCATTTAAGTTTGCAGCCGTTGCTTGAACAACGGTAAAGTTACCTGTACCAGCGTTTGCAGTAACTGTTCCAGAGACGGGCTGTGTTGTTGCCGAAGCGTCTGTTCTAACAGCACCAGCAGTTGTAAGACTTAATGGGGACGTTTGAGCATTGACATAAGATGGCGAAGAAGTTGTAACAGCACCCTGAATAAGCGGACCTTTTTCACCAGACGTGGAGCTACCCTGAGAAACGAGAATGCCGTTGACAGATGTATCTAATGCTAGACCGTTTGTTGTACCAATATTTGACGTAACAGTTCCAGAAACAGCAAATATTCCTGTTCCAGCGTTAGCCGTTACTGTACCTGATATTGGTTGTGTCGTTGTTCCTACTGGATCGACTCGAACTGGATGAGAGCTTGTTCCTATAACATTCGAACCGTCATACATTTCGAACTTGGCCGTACCGCCAGTTAGCGTAGCGTCAAGAGCCAATCCATTTGTTGTACCAATATTTGACGTAACAGTTCCGGAAACATTAGCATTAAGATTTGATGCGGTAGATTGAACAACTGTAAAGTTACCAGTACCAGCATTAGACGTAACTGTTCCTGATACCGGTTGTGTAACGTTAGATCCGTCAGTTCTAAGCAGCCCGGCTGTCGTCATAGACAACGGATACATATCGCCTGTGGTTAAACCAGATTCAACAGCCGTCGTCACAAGGCCACCAACATACGTAGCATCAGCTGGTGGTGCTGATGCTGTTACTCCAACGGAATCGTTATTAAAGCTGCCTGTGCCGGCATTAGCTGTTACTGTTCCAGATACCGGCTGTGTAACTGCACTTCCATCTACTTTTAACGCATTAGATGCCGTAACTATGGCGGCATTTCCGCCTTGCTCTACAGTCATTAGCCAAGGTGTTGTATTTGGCGTATTACCAGGTTGAACGGTCCAGGTTCCTCCTTGATCTGCTGTTACTGTTCCTGAAACTGGTTGCGTTGTAATACCTGTTGTATCTGTTCTAACAGGATGCGAAGATGTTCCAAGAATATTTGTACCATCTGTCACTTCAACAGACCACGCATTTGCTAGCGTATTTGGAGTTCCTTGATTTACTGCGACCGTGCCTGTTACGGTTTGTGTTCCAGCTGTTTGCTGTGCTAATGTTAGCACAACAGATACAATCATAGATCCAATAATTGTAAAAGAAGATACTCTCGCTCTAACTGCATAATATCCGCCAACGCTTGCGGTCCATTGCCCGTCGCTAGATGTAGATGATTGATTTATTACACTGCCTACTGGCGTGCATTCTAGTGCAAACCACGTTGTATTATCAATTGTTGCTTCAAATGATAACGTAATTGTTCCAGCTGTGCTTCCTACATTAAAACCAACCGTTGCTTGTCCGCCTAATGTAATAGTAACGCTATCATTTAGGTAATTAAGAACATTGGACAAAGAGCTTACGTCCATAGGATTGCCGTTTACATCGTATAACGTCATCCTGCCGGCATTAGAACCAGGATCTATCGTCCAAGTTGTTGTAGAAGAACCGCTTTGTATAATTGCCATATATGTATATCAATCTATTAGCCTATTATATAGTTTATTGTATAAACCCCAGAAACTGGGCCTTCCAAAGCATTCGCGTAAAGAGTAAACTGTCCACTACCAGGGTAAGCCGAAAAAAGAATTGGATCCATTTCATTTTCATCAGCTTGCCTTCCAGGCGCAGCAACGCCCGATTGAACAATCATTAAATTAGATGTCAATGTTACGTTCGAGTCAATAATAGTAAAAACTTTTGTTCTTGTTGCCGATGAGCCAAAATCTATTTCTACTGCTGTGATTGTAATTGTTCCGCCGCCTTTTGTTATTGGTTTTATTTGATCTTGATTTATTCTGCTCACGTATTCCTTAAATGATAATTGGCGGTTATTACGTCAGAACAGAACGGAGGAGCGCTAAATATTACTGTATTATATCCGGTGCCCGGCCCACTGCCTTCAGCTATGAAATAATCATCAGAGATGACTTGTTTATAACGCCGTTTCTGTAAACAATTATTTTGTACGGATAAGATTGAATCCAAACGCCAGATGGAATTGTAAATATTACATTTACACCATCTACATCGCCAACTAATAAAATATCTAATTGTTCTGTTACATCCATTTGTTGGTATGAAACTTGTAATCCACCAGGAACACCATTAGATTCAAGAAACTTGAATTGATCATTGCTAAATTGAAGAAGATTTATATTGCTTTCAACAACGGCTAATTCATTATATTGAAGCTTAATATATAAATCTCCTTTAAGAAGCGAATATCTTATGTCTGCTTCGCTGACACCAGGAACTGAAAGTATATCTAACGTTTGATTGTTATATACAGGCCACCCAAAAATCTTTACAGTTTTGTTATATGGTATTATATTTTTAACAACAAACTTAGTGTCCATCACCCTATTGTAATAATATAATTCCGTCATAATTATTCATCGACTTTGTCACAAATCGTAATTGTAATCGTACGCGTTGTTTGGAGTTCGCCTTCTCTTCTAAAATTATTATTGCCAAAAATAGCATTGACAATATTCTGCTGCATATTAGCGCCGTTACTGTCTTTTACAATTGTCTGCGGAGAAGCGTCGTCTTTTGTCATATGCAAATATGCGCCACGTTTTAAGAGGTTTTCATCTTTTTTAAGAATTACATCCTTAAAATCAGATTCTTTGATTCGCGCCAATTCTTCTATCGACAGCCGATATCTTGCAAACATCAATTGCTCCAAATATGCAATTTGCGGGCGAAAAATATCCAAATCCGCCTCTTTTATCCGCAATATTCTATATAACGAATCATATAGCGTTCGTGCATAGCTCGCGTGCCATTCGGGCATTGTTCCAAAGCTTTCTTTTAATTGCTCCAAAGGAGCGCGCATTCTTGCAAATATATCAATTTTTTCCTGCATTTCGTCATCGATGAATTGATCCGAACGATTCCAATATTGAAGATTTTCGCGAGGATTTCGCTCGGTTTCGGAATTGATGCGCCGGGTATCAAAAGCAATCTTTCGTATTTGATTTGCTGATTTTTCGCTTGAAAGTTCTTGCATGGCTGAACGTCTTGCACTGCGAATTACTGACGGAGTTTCTGTTGGAACGGAAATATTATATGTCAATTTATCAGGAACGGTTGCATTTCCGGCATTATATGCTTGAAAATCCTTGGCCAGATTATCGATTAGCCCAATATAATTTGCGATACTTCGTGTATTCATTGCAAAAATACGAAATTATTAGCTGATTTTTTAGGTCAAAACGAAAATCATTACCTATTGTCTTTTGATAATTATGCCAATTTTACACTTCCATCATATGTGTCGGATTTATACGCTCCGGGGAACTTTAATTTATACGCGCATGTCCCTTTTAAGCCGCCACCAAGATTAACGGTTTTGGCACCAAGTTCATTTGCTTTTCTATATGCTAAATCATCAATATATTCTGACAATCCAGAATATGACACGCCATCATCATTTTTAATGAGGCAGAGACTTTTACCAATTATATAGGAACAATTAAATGATTTATCTGGCGGGCTTAAAACGGCAAAACCTATTAAACGCTCTTTATCATAAAGAAAAACATTTATACAATCTTTATGAAAATTATTCTTAAAAAAGAACTTATTTTTTCCAGATCTGTCTTGAAAATATTTCATTGCAGAAGTATCTCCCCAAATAGTAAGCATCTTTAGTATATCATCAAAGTTCTTAAAATCTGATAGTATCTCAATATTCATTTTAGATATTTTATTGATGCTCCATCTTATATCACGAAAAGCTTTTCCATTATAATTTATATTTGATACAGGAATTATAATATCTGGGTCCTTACGCGCTGATACGGAATATCCATCGCGTTCTAATATTTCTAATATCTCAACATCTTTTTTAGAAAAATAAAAAAAAGAAAACGGAACAATAGATTTAATAAATAATAAATCATCTTCGCAAAGATTATTAGTTTTAATCAATTGTCGTTTTTTATTTATTTCCCAAGATATGAACTTATCGTTATATGATATATTTTTCGCCTGAATGCCGAGAAAAGATCTCCAAGAATATTCGTTTATATAATTAGTAGCCATTTATTCATCTTTCTTAATGAAATGATTATGTAAATTGATAATCCAAGACGTAAAATCTTCAACGCTTCTGTCTCTTTTAGAGTAATTACAATACTTACAGCAAGGAACAACGTTATTTTTATTATGGGGCAAAGTATTATTTATACGATCTAATCCGCTATATATTAGCCCATCTTTATTATAATTTGCGGCTTTTTTATCATCATTAAAATAAATGTTTGATGGAATAGCGTTGCAATAAAAACAGTTTTGTGAAATTATTTTTGAGAAATCTTCAAGCGTCAAATCTCCGTCATTATACCTGCGTCTAAAAACAGACGCAATAAGAGCGTCCATTGGAGATTTATATTTAATACGAACAGAATACATATTTTTTGCACGAGCTGAACGCTGATCGTCGTTTAGGCATCCGCAAGATTTCGTGCTACCGCTTGTTAGACTATCTAATTTCACTATTTTAGTAACCCCGCAATCGCATAAACAATTCCATGCGGCTTTATTTTTCACATCTGACGCTCTCGATATTACCAAAAGCCGGCTATATTTTTTGCCTGTTACATCTTTCTTTCTCATATAGTCCGTTTTCTAAATATGTGAATCGGCTCATATTTAATATTATTATTTTTATTGCCAAAAACAGTATTTTTTGCTAACTGTATTTTATATGTATCAATTAGATCTAAATCGTATTCTTTTAGAACATTGCACATATCTTCTCCTATATTAAAACCACTGGCATCATCTGCGATATTTATTGCAAAAATACCATCATTTTTTAATAATTTTATCGTATTCTGAACGGTTTTTCTCCAATATAAATTGATAAAACCGACATAATTTTCATTATGATATGCTTGTGTTTTATTATTTTCATATTTTTCAACATTAAAATAAGGCGGACTTGAAAAAGCTAAAGCTATTTTACCTTCATATTTTATATTAAAATAATTTTCAGATCCAGAGCATATAATTTCCGCATTTTTATTTAGAAATGGTATATTTTGTTTTAGAAAAGCATATATATCGTTATTACTTTTAACGGATTTTTCCATAGGATCAACGCCAATATACGTTAAAGAATGTTTCACTGACATAGCAGCAATTAGTCTTTGTCCAAAACCAGCAGAATAATCATATATAATATCTCCGTCTTTTGTAAATGTATCATAAACGTATTTAGCAACCATAGGGTTAAATATACTTGCTTTATATGCAAGCTTCGAGTTAGCCAAACCTTGTTTAAGCATATTGCCAGTCATATTAAAATTACCATCAAGTCTGTTTTTAATCACTTTTTTTAATAAAGTATCATCATTAAAAGTATCAAGCATAGACGTTTTGTTGCGTCTACCACTATTTACTTCATAAAAATGCGGCGAGAAATACTTAAAACTAGGAACACCTAACTGATAAGATATTGCTAAATTATGGTCTTTTTCTATTATTGACGAATTAGTATTTTTTAAGTTTGTGAAATCTTTTATTATTTCATCGTTAGAAAGCAAAGAATACGGAAATCCGTTTTTTCTATAAAAATTAAATAATTGATCGGCGATAGAAAGTTTATCGGCCTCGGATAATTTCACTAGATTAGTGCCCGTTAATAAAATATCATTGATTTCAGGAATATATGTCGTTCCATATTTAGGTGTTATTTGGGTTTTAACAAAATCCTCTTTGAGGACTTTTGTTCGATCGATATTATTCTTTTTTAATATACGTATAACTGTGGAATTAGCTATTCCAAGATTAGTAGCAATTGATGTGGAAGAGCGACCGCTAATATATTCCTTCACTATATAACGAATATTAGTTTCACTAATTTTCCCAGATTGATTTCTATCAATTCCTAATTTTGATAATATTCTTATGACAGAATTGCTATAAATGTCAAATATTATCCCTATATCTTTTGGCGACATTCCTTCGGAATATAACTTTACAATTTTATATGTATCTTCTTTTGATATTCTTTTCATAACAGTATATGTTATGATATGCATATACTGCTCGATTTTTATTTTTAATATTTAATGTTTGTTGCAAGCTAACCGTGAATCGGTTGCAAGTTAACCGTAAATTGTGTGCAGGCTAACCGTAATAATATGCATTTTACCATAAAAATATAAAAGCCGGAGAGTTTGAACTCTCCGGCTTTTATACCGTCAATCTATCAGAAACTAATTAAAGTGTCTGATAAAGGCTTGTTTTGTTGCCCTTCGCAACGCCGCGAGGGTTAACGATACCAATGCCTATGATTTCTGAAACAACCCAGCCAAGTTTCAGCTGTTTTGGTTCATCGGCAGGTAGGACTTCAATGTCCTGACGGACTGGCATGACTCCCACGAACTCAGGGTCAGCGCATCCATAGACCGTCCCCGGTGGCACAATCTTCGATACCATAATATCAGCGCCCCAAATGTGAGCATAAAGCCCAGTTTGTAGGATTTCGCGCTGAGACACGGGATCAATTTCACCAGCATTGTTACCTGACGCAGCCCAATTAAGGATGTCAGTGTATTCATTGATGTTCATGAAGAACTTCGTTGTCACGAGGTCCCAACGATCAATTTGAACCTTGATGTCAACAAGATCACGTTTAAGCATACCACCATCGGAGATATCTTGAACGGTATTTTCGACACCGGCAGCTTGATCAAGAGCCGCGAAAACGTTAGCGTCTTCTTGCGCCATACATGCGCCAACAAGATTTCTCTTGTTGATTGGACTATACCTTCGTAGAAATTGGCTTAAAAGCTCATTTCTGCGATTGCTTTGTAGTCTCTGAAGAGATTAGAAGAATCTTATACTGCATTGACGGAATAACAACATCTCCAATTAAAGAGCTTAACTTTATACTATTTATCTTATTAAAGCTTAAATAATATGAAATTGTTTTTGTATGTTTACTTGTCAATACTTTGGATGATATGTTAAACTTCTTTTCGATCAATTTAGATAATGCCTCATTTTCGTCTTTTGAGAACGAATGCGAGCATATCATAATATTTCGATTTTTAGAAATCGTTCCATCATCCATTATCCAAATCGCCAAAGAATATTTTGTAAAGTTCTTTTCGATTAAATCAATATCAAGCGTTTTTTTATTATTTTTATAGAACATTTTATATATTTCTATAAAAACCGGATGGCAAATCGTTGAAAACGGATAAGAATGATATATTTTACCATTTTTCTTATCAATTTTTCTTGTTTGCCTTAATTCTTTTTTATCATCGTAAATCCAGTCTTTTACTTGTTCTCTTAGCCATAAAACATATTCATAATGTTTCGTGGTTTGTTCAAGCATAAGCTGTGGATACGCTGATCGCGCCCTAAGATGACCATCTCCGAGAAGAGTTCCGATTAAGAACTCTTTTTCTTTTTGGTCCAATTCTTGTTTTGGGTGCCTTTGATACGGCTCTATTGATTTTATGCAATATTTATTTCTTAAACGATGAACCTGACCAAGCGACATATTGAACATTTTTCCGATTTCGTTATCGGATAATTTTTCAACTAAATACAATTGTTCAAGATTTTCTTTAGAAAGAAAGTTGCGTTTGGATTTTTCTATCTCCTGCTGATTGTCCATATATTTTCCTTATTTTAACTATACTTTTATATAACCTGCTCGCAGTTGAGATCAGGTATTTTTTGTATGTAAAGGAACTTTTAGGAGTTTCCAGCATAACAGCAATTTTAACGGAAACTATTTGATCAATTCAATTTTGATCGGTCAATTTCCTGGCGTGCTTTCTGAACAGCACGGTCAATTACGTTGAATCTGCGACGTTTTACTTCCGCAATTCTTACGGTCGGGTTTGAGAAAACTTCAAACTCGGGGACAGTTACGCGATCGCCGAATACTCGGCTTTCGGGACCTGTGCCGTTGCTTGAAATTACTGTGGCCGCGACGTCGATATCTCTATCGTAAACGGGTACACTTTTTGTTAATCTATAACTTTCATTATAGGTCAGACTATATCATCATCCGTTTTAATGGATGCTTTGCGTTTAGTCGTTGAGGAGCGAGAATTATTCTCTTTCCTGCTGATTGTTCATATTCATTAAACAGCTCTTTAATCAAATCAATATCTACTGATTTATTGAGTGAACTACCTCGGCCTGAAGGCCGATGCTTCCGCAGAATCGTTTAATTCTGCGCGGCTCGTTCCGAACCGCATAATCATATTATAGCATGCCGCCGGAAGAAGCGCAAGCATTTTTATGAAAAAGTTTGAGACTGCGGCAATTCATCCCCGTCCTAAAGGACGGGGTTTTCTTGCAGAGAGCAGATAAAGCATTTAACGACATAACTGAACGTTCCAGCATATAGCAAAGTTTTTCGAGGAGACTTAAATCTCCAAGGCGCTACATTTTAGTTTAACGCACCCTGAGGTACATAGGGTGTTTGTTATTTATTAGACTTCAAAGGGAACAAGTTTATATTGAAAACACGGTAATATTTGTTTCCTTTTTAACATTATATGCGAAAGTTAGCTACCGTGCTTAACTTATATGTATAATGTATTCTTCTAATAAAGCTCGACATTTTTGTCAAGCTCCTTACGTCTCTGTAAGGATCGGACTATATCTTTATCTTATTTTCATAAGATATTTGGCATAAAGTCTCTGAGGAGCGATCAATAAACGGTTTGATGATTTTCATTAGGATTTCCGAGTTTCTTTTGTTTATGCTTAAGAAATAGCTTTTTTTGCCATTTCTTTCGTATTCACAAATCTTTGAGTTAATTCCGAAGTTTACCTTTAATATTCGTTGCAGAACCTCGTGTTCTTTTAATGAATATTTATAGGTCGAAAATCGTATATTATCTTTTCGAACAATTCCACAATCTGAAAACCAAACAGCTAAGCCAAAGTTTGTTAACAGGTCTATTATATCTTCTCGAATTATTTTACGATTGTTATCATAAAATAGCTTCCAAAAAAACTTTAATTCTGTTAACTTTGCGGTTCTAAAACTGTATCCATCCTTTTCTTCAAGAAAATTATTGACATAGTTTCCAAGAATCATTTTCTGCCAAAGCAGATGATCCTTTTGTTCTTTTCCGCACTTTATCAAGAGCTCAAAAGTATCTTTTGATTGAATCAACCTTCCTTTTCCAAGAAGCGAACCGACAATGAATTGTCTTTGCTCGTTAGAAAGGGGCGTTTTATTTATTAAGCGATATTTTTTCTTTGTCGGATTCGAATCAATTTCGTATTGTTTTAGCAATTCGATAACTTCTTCGTGCGGCAATTTAATTATTTCGCTTATTTCAAACGCGGTCAATGTTTTTTCACAAAACATATATTTTAGAAACTCTTTAGTAACCATTTTGATCTTTCCTGCTGATTGTCTGCTTTATCAATTATTTTGTTATATTTGATTCGATCCGGCGCCTTGCCAAGACCATTTATTATATAACACTTTAATTTTGCAGAGTTTCCAGCATATAGCCAAATTTTAGATCCCCTACCTTAATTCAAGGGATCGACAACAAGGGCTCGACGAGCGATACCTTGGTAATCGAGATTTCTACGAATAGGATTCGCCATCGCTTGCGCAAGAGCAATTTTCCCTTCGTGTGTCATTATGGCACGAGAAATAAGCTCATCGCGTCTCTCATCGTTTAGGCTTGGTTGCCCAGATAAAGCCATATTAGAGGGCACGTTACTCTCAAGAATTGAGGCGTATTTGCTAAGCCCTTGTACTAGTTCACGGACAGATGATGCATTCATCTCTCCTCTTGAATCAAAAAAACTCATATAGTTTCCTTTTTAATCATTTGCATATGCCAATGATTTTGTTTCATTTTGTTAAAAAAATGGGCGCCCGGCACTATGCCAAGCGCCCGCTTATGTTACAGTCCTGGCCAGAAGCTGAAGACTGCACGTGTGAACGGACGCACAAGATTCTGTGCGGTCGGCTGATTGGATGGAGAGTAATAACCTGATACCATATCAAGTGTAGTTTCAACTCTGCCGCCAGATTCAGCAAATTCGAGGAAGCGACCAACAACAACCGCCTCGAATGCGGCGCTGACGTTTGGTGTTAGCAAACCAGCTGTTGTCGCATAAAGAGCAGCTCCGCCGCTAATTGTGGTGTTTGATGGAACGAGACCAGTAGACGCGGTTGTATCAACGGCATCTAGAGTTACAGCATATAGACCTGGTTTATCCCATAGTGTGAGTTTACCTGAGCCTGTAGCGGTGTGCGGCCCGAGGATCGCACCTGTAATGCTGCTTGCAGAAGGTCCATTTACCTGTGTGCCGGCAGAACCACCAACGACAACACCGAAAAGTGTGCCGTATCCAGTTGTTCCATCATCACATAGGAATAGAGGACGCATACCAGACGTCAAGTTGTATGTTACAACTGGACGAGTCTGATTAGCCGAGCTAACATAACCATCGAAAAAGTCCGCCGCATCAGCTTGCTGAGCAGCGGTTACATATGTAAAGCTAACCACCTCGCCACCTTTTGTTTTGGTGAGGATTGAAGAAAGCCCGTCAAATTGACCTAGTGGCATAACGCCTGATTGTAGTATTTTTAAAGCCATTTTATTTTCCTTTATTGCATCAATATTTAATGCAACTGTTTCTTACATCTTTGGGGTCTTATAGATTTTTAAGCAAGCATTAAGCTTGTTCTTATGATTACATATCAAAATATTACATATTTCTAAAATTATTTTTACTTATTGCGCATTTTTATTTTCGACAGAAATAGCCTTTAATTGCTGCAATTTTGCCAATGCCTGCTGAACATCATTCAATGTTGTGTTAAACTTTTTATTAGAATCGCTCCATAATAACCCTTTAACATTTGGATTATTTGTGACATTTGCAATTTTATCTTCAACATTTTTTGCTGCCGCTATTAGCTTGTCATCAACAACGCCTGTCGGATCCAATCCAAAATATGATTGAAATTGTTTTATTGTATCATCTCCGTCTGCTGCGAATGACATATCGCCGCAGTTTGACGGCGTTATGCTTGAAAAAAACTCATCTTTTGGTCTGCTAAAATCTCTATCATCGCTCATTATCACCTGCTTTGTGGCAGATGCGTTATCAAAGTTTGTTTCAAGTCCCATTTGAGCCTGAGCGTATGTTTTTAATCTGCCCATATTACGCCCACGGTGGAAGTTTTGATTTCGGCTTTTCCTCTGGTTTTTCCCCGGGCTTTTCCTCAGGTTTTTTATCAGATTCAGATTTTGGCGTTTCTGTTGGAGATTTGCTTGGCATTGCACCTGCAGATTTTACAACATCACGCAAATTAGCAAGTTTCTGGTTTAGTTCTCCGGTGGTCGCAGATATAGTAGAGCAAGTTCCTGCTAATATTTTCAATTCATTTATTACATCAACGTATTGAGTATCAACAATATTTTCTCTATATAGTTTTGTAACCGCCCAACTATCTGATTGAGAATCATCATCCCATTTTTTAAGAATGCTTAACACGATTGGTGCAGAATTAGCAATAGATCCCGCCAATTCACCAACTTTTTTATTTATTTCTATTGCCGCTTTATCTTGGCCAGAATTGATAAATTGTGCTGCGTTATTAGCTATGGCTAATTTTTTTTCATCTTCGTTTGATGCGACGGAAATTGTTAAAAATATCTTTGTAAGTTGACCATTTACATTAAAAAAAGAATCTGATGCGTCTTTTAGGCTATTTAATTTATTTATAAATGGTGCCAAATGTTCTTTTTCTTCGGGTTTTAGATCGACAATTTCACCTAACGTTCCATCAATTTCTTTTTTTAATCCACGCGCTTTTGGCTGATTTAACCAATGAGCTAAAGCGCCAACACCAACGACAGCTCCAAAAACGAGAGCGGCTATGCCTGCTGTGCCAGCAAGTCCAACACCGGCACCAATAGTAGCAGCAACACCAACGCCGGCAACGGCGGCACCAGCTACACCAGCGGCTCCAGCGCCCAAATCAGTGTCAGCTTTTTTAACAAGTCTTTCCGCACAACTATCAGCAAGAACCATCAATTCATTTTCATCATTTTTATCAAGCATAAATGCAACCTTGATAACCTCATTCAATAAATCTCTATGAGCCTCAACGTATCTATGTTGTGTTAAAAGTCCATTATTAGGTTTTAATGCAATGCCGCACATTATATCGTGCTGCTCTTTTAGATTTTCGACAAGACCGTTGACTCTATCATAAGCAGGCGCTATAATAACAGATTTTGGATGAGCTTTGTCAAGAACGTCATCATCTTTGCCGTTTGGTTTTATATGATAAAGAATCTCAATATCCGACATTGATTTTGTATCATATCGAGGATTTGTTTTTTCTTCGGCTGTTTTTGACATTTGTTCTTCGTCAGAAGAAGAAATGAGCCCCTGCTCAATTGCTATTTTGGCGTATTCGTCAAAAACATCCGTTGTTGCATATCTGCTCATTTTAAATCCTTTGGTGAAAAGTTCTTACTTAATTGATTTTTAACATCATCGATAAAAAGATCGACCACTTGTTTACGAGATGAGAATCTATCTGGCATTACCAAGCTACTTGTTCCCATTTTCTTTGGATCGCTTTTGAGTAATGCGGAAATGGTCTTAAACGTGCTGGATGATTCTATAACTTCTTGTGCAAGCGGATATTGTTCCAGCTCCGGATATAAATCAAATGCCCAAGCAACAAGCATACTTTCAACAGATCCGCCGACCATCGGAACAACCCACATTTCACTGGATGAAGAAGATTGCGATGAATGTGGTTTTTCTTCTTTAGCAGCATCGGCTTCTGGTTGCGCCGGCGTAGCGGTCTCTGATTGTGCCGGGGCTGCTTTTGGAGCCTCTTTAACAGCGTCAGGAGCTTTTTTATGCCCTAACGCTCCTGCGATTGCCTCGGCCCCATACATAAGGCCGGCACCGACTAATACAGTTTTTAATATCCATATGACAAATCCACCAATAAGCCACATTCCTCTTGATGCCGTTTTGGGTCGGCTGAATAATTGACCAAATATCTTTTGTATCAATGTTCCGTCGCCACCAAATAATAATGGTGTTTTTGGAAGATTGCCGGCTTCTCCGGTTGATCCGCCAAGAAGAGCGCGAAAAGCATCCAGGGGATCAGTTTGTTTGGCGGATAATTTTGCTAAATCTGAGTTGCTTAATTTTCTTAATGGCTCAAATAAATCATTCGGCGCCCCAGATTTAACCTGCGATCCGACAGCAGATTTACCAATTTCATTAAACTCGTCAGGATTTATTTGTTCGCCGGCTTCTAATTTAGGTTTAATTGCTGCAACAATTTTAGAAACAATAGATTGGATATCAAACCCAAATTGTGATGCTATTAAATAAATAGCACTGATAAGCGGATGAGCCCTAAATAAAACGGCCGGAACCATAAGAGCAAGAACACTTCCAACATATCCACCCGGAGCGTCTTCTTTTACGTGAGAAGAGACGAAACTTTTAATAGCGGAACCAACGCTGCCAAGCCCAAGAGAATCAAATAAACCTGCGCTCTTAATAATCGATCCATTGCCAAGCTCATATGCGGCAATTGTTTCGATTAAAATAGCATCTGATTTATATTGAAGATCAATGTTATTCATAAGCTCTTTGATTTCTCGGCGCTTCTCCATGCAAATGCATTATGTCATCAATCTGTTTAGTAATTCCTTGATGCCAACGATTTACATAATTTTCATATTTTTCAGATTGTGCTGCCGGTGCGTTATTATTCCATAAACGATTAGCTTTTGTAATTTGCCCTGTTAGCGCATGAAGAAACTGTTTATATCTTTCTATGTTATTCGGATCATCGCCGAAAAACTTTTGAGCCATATTTGCGCCGGGCTGCGTCTGAAAATCTTGCAATCTGATGACTGCCGGAGCTTCTGCCGCATCATAATCATAATCAAACCACGTTTTATTTCTTAAATCAATCATTGCGGTTATAGGCGGATTGTTGCTTTTATATCTGCTACCTTCTTCGCCGCCTTCTTCGCCACTTTCAGAAGATGTTCTTGTCCCTTCCATATCTCCGATACCATGATTATGACCGTGGCCTTTTGTGCCTGCTTTACCGTCAGGCATACCGCCTGCGGCTCCTCCTAATTGATTTACTGGAACAATTGCTCTTGGATTTGTAATTTTAAGTCTTTTAATTATATTATTTAATTGACCACGTAATGTAACAACGGCATCATAATATGCTCGCTTAATAGTTTTAGCACCAGCCGCAGCGGCATCATATTGATGCTTCGCTCTTGTTCTTAGCCAATTTAATAAAAACTCCCAATCAGCAACAGATAGCCCTATCTCAGCCGGCCCTTCTGTTTCAAGCGGAGTAACGCCAGATTCTACTTTAATGGAGTTTCGTTCTATAAACGCATTTAATGACCCGAGACCAGATAGATCTTTTGCTGATAATACCAGCGTTGCACCTTGTTCAGTATCAGCGTCTATATTTCCGGAGCCAATACTTTCTGGCACTTTATCATAAATAGCGCCAGATCCTTCTGTTCCAACACCAATAGAAGATAGTTTTTTGCTTATAGCTTTTGTATTTTCTTGAGCGGCATTAATAGTCCCGTCTTTATTTGATTTAGCGGAAGGATCCCACATTGGTCCCTGATAAAGCGTTTCTTCGGGGAGATATTTTTGCGCAATACCAATAGCTTTTGCAGTATTTGGGCCCCAAATACCATCAAACATATTTATCGTTGCGGTTGACGATGGGCCCGTATGAATGATTGCTAAACCGTCACTAGCGTTATAATTTGTTATTTTTGGAAACTTTGCCTTATTTCCTTCGACGCTTATTACGTTACCCAAATTATTTAGCATAAGCTGCATTTGAGCAACAGCAGCTTGATCCGGTTTGCTCATATCAGCAATACGTAATCCTGTTCCTGATTGACCAGATGATTGACCAGATGATTGACCAGATGATTGTTGAGATTTGTTTTGTCCGCCAGAGGCGGGTGTTTGCGGCGTTCCAGATTTAGGCTGTAATGTAATAGCTGATTTATTAAAGGCTTTTTTTGACACAAGTCCGTCATCAG